CCTCCCGGCCCTCTTGTCGCCCCCGAACACCCTTGCTATACGCCCCACGTGTTCCGGCGTAGCTCAGCGGTAGAGCAGTTGACTGTTAATCAATTGGTCGTAGGTTCGATCCCTACCGCCGGAGCCAAATTTCCCAATTAAATCAGCTACTTGGCTTTCGCCGCACTGCGGCACCGTCCGACTGTCCGACACCGTCCGAGTCGGACAGCGTTTCCACGGACGGGATCCACCAGATCAGCGTGCGGCCGATCACCTTGGATTTGACGGACGCGCCCAACAGGTTCGCGATGAAAAAGTCCTCGAGCTGGTCGAAGCTGAGAAAGCGACGGCGATAGTAGGTCGCGCCGTCCTTCTCGAATTCCTGGGTGACGTCGACCGCATGGCGCGCGGCGATGTCGGCAAACGTGTTTCCGGGTCCTGTTGCCGCATTCATGCGCTTGGTCCTTCCTTGCTCGTCTCCGATGGACATCGCTGAGCTGGATCAAGCGTCCAGCATGATATGGACATGGGTGGAATGCTTCGAGCACTGAACTCGTTCCGGGTCGCCGCGAAGATCCGGGCTGTCTTCGCGGCGGATCTTCCATCCATCTTCCGTACCGCTCGGAGCCTGCGTCTCGGCAAAGTCTACGACCTGGTCGTCCGTCCAGTCAGACGGGACGCATACCTGTAATCCAAAGATGCCATGGCGAGTTATCGCTGCGGGGCCGATCTGCTGGTTCATCGGTCCTAAGCCTTCTTCTTTTCAGGCCCCGCAACGGGCCTGGCGATCGCGCCGATCGCGCGCATGGCGGCGGGGAAGTCGGCTGGCATGTAGGTTTCGCCCAGGAGCGGATCCCGCGCGGCCGAGTTGCCCAGGACGTCGCCGATATCGTCCCGGCCGACGGCGGCCGAGCGGGCCATGACACCGAAGGTTCGCCGCAGGTCTCGGAATTGCAGGGTGGCGACGCTGGGCAGGCCCTCGGCAGCCGTGGCGCGCAATCGCTGCCAGCGGGTCTGGAATGTCTCTTCATTGAACGGGCCGTCGTTGACCGGATCAGCGAAAATCGGCTCGGCCGGTGCCAGGTCTTCGCGGACATCGAGCATGGGGGCGCAGGCGTCGTGGACGGGCAGAACGCCCTCGGTCCCGCGCTTCGACCTGGTAAGCTGCCACAGCCACAGGCTACGCGGCGCGGGATCGCCGGGCAGCTGCACGTCCTGCCGGCGGAAGTCGGCGCGGCGTGCCAGGATCAGATCCGTCTCGCGCTGGCCGTGATAGGTGGCGAACAGCACCATCTGGCCCATGACCGGCCAGCCGAGCGCGTCAGCGGCCTGCACCAGGGCATCAATCTCGTCCCAGTTCGCGGTGCGCTTGCGCGGCTTCGGGGTACGCATCTTGAGCCGCAGGCATGGGTTGCTGTCCTCTGCGCGCCAGCCCAGCAGCTCGGCGTGGCCCATGAGGCTCGACATCATGCGCACGAGCGCCTGGGCGCGACGCGGACTGCCGGTCCGCAGCAGCGCCTGGTACCAGTTGTAGATCACCGGCTTCGTGAAGTCCGAGACGTGATCCTCGCCCCACTTGGCCGATATGAGGCGCAGCAGGGCGTCGTAGCTTTTCTGCGTCTTCGGGGCCAGGTCTGGGAAGGCCTCGGCCCGGTACCGGTGGATCACGGCGTCGATCGATCGGCCGCCGGTGCGCGCCGGCGTCTTGCCGGCGCGGGCGCGATCGACTTCACGGTTCAGCCGCTCCATTTCGCGCATTGACCAGGTCGGCTTGTCGGCCGACAGCTGGACCGGCTTCCAGCCATTGGCTCGCAGCGCGGTTTCCGGTTCCCACCAGACGCGCCAGCTGCCGTCGGCCCGCGCACGCTGGCGGCCTCGAGGCGGCATCTTGGCCTTGGGGATCGGCGGCTTGCTCAAGCCGTCACCGCCTTCTGCATGAGGCGCACCACGTTGCCGCCGGTGGGCGTCAGCTCGGGCGGCAGTTCGGGCGTCACGTCACGGGGCAGTCCGTTCTGGTCGATCCAGGCGGCGACTTGGCTGCGGCGCCATTTCAGGGGCGACTGAATATGCGGCATGGGTAGCGGGAAGCGATGGTCTGCCTCAAGCTGGTCGCGCCGGCGCAGGAATGTGGCGCGGCTGCAGTCCAGCATCTTGGCTACACCAGTGGCGTCGATGAAAGTGGGATCCGGCATGGTCTCTCCTTTTCCGGCCCGCCGCGCTGTCGGTGCGGCGGGCGGTGGCGGGGCGTCCGATGAGAAGGATCGGCCGACAGGCCCCGTCGCGGCCCTGGCAGGGGCTTACGATGCGCGAAGTTCGGGGTTCTTGTCCCAGTGGCGGGCGGCCTGGCCGCTGGTCACGCCGTTCTGCAGGGCGCGACAGAGGCGCAGGAATTGGTTGTCAGGCACCAGCGACAGCCGGCAGTCGCGGCTGGCCCTGCGGGTCAGGTCGTTCAGCGTGGGGTCGGTCGCGCCGCCGGCGAAGAGCTGCAGCACCTGATACGGATCCAGCTCGCCGTCGAGCATGGCCGCGGCGACGTCGCGTTCGTCCAGGCGGCGGGTCATAGTGGCGCCTCTTTCCGCGCTTCGTCCCGCACGCGGGCGATCCAGTTGCGGATCGCGCCGATAAGGCCGGACGTCGACGTGGCGCGGACACCGTGCAGGCGAAACCGCCCGCCGTTGTGGTCGGCGGCGCAGGTTGTCGGTCTGTCGGATCCGCGTTGCAGCAGGTCCGTCATCAGCGCGTTGACCCGCTGGTGATATTGCGCATGACCAACATCCGCCACGGATGGAACAGCGTCGATTTCGGCCTCGAGTTTGTCCGCTGCGGCCAGCATCCGGCTGCGGTGATCGGCGTCGCGGAACATCACGGCCGGTCCCCCGGTCCCAGCAGCGGGACCACGTTGGACGGGGTGATGTCGGGCACGAGCTCGAGCCCGGCGGCGGCGCGGCGGCGGCTGTCCAGCAGCTCTTCCAGGCAGGGCTGTGCGCAGATCAGCAGCAGCGCGGCCTTGTCCTCGGTCGTGGCGCCGGTGCGCGCGTCCTCGGCTATGCCGATCAGCGTCTCGAGCAGCTGATCGCTGATCGTGGCCGGGTCGGCTGCGGGCAGGCTGGGGATTTCGCGGGCCGCGCTCATGCCGCCACTCGCGTATCAAGGGGCAAGCCGGCGCGGCCGGTCCGCAGGCGCAACAGCGGCAAGCCGGCGGCCAGCGCCACCGTGAGGGCGGTGTCGAAGTCGTCGCCCTGCAGCATGAGGTTGCCGACCTGGTGGCCGAAGATCGAGCCGCAGTGGCCGTCCAGGTAAACCCGGGCTTCCAGCAGGCTGATCTGGTAATTCCGGCAGACCAGGCGTGCGGCCAGGTCGAAGCGGCGGTCCCGCTCGGCCGGGTCGACCTCGGCCTCGGCATCGCTGGCGCAGTTCAGGCTGTCGCCGTCGAGGATCTTCCACCGCACGGCGGCTGCGAAGCCCCCCAGCGGGTTCTTGGTTTCCAGGCTTGGCACAAGCGGTCCCTCCTTCTGTGCGTTCCGTGCACAGAAGTAAGGTGCCCACTTTGCACTGTCAAAGCAAAATGTGCCTATAAGGCAAAATTAGCGCAGAGGGTACACCGCGAAGGCCTGGACATCTTTGCCATCTCGCGGCGTCCTGATCATTATTCCAGCGCTCGGCAGGTCTTCGATCTCATACAAGATTTCTGTAGCTCCCATCATCGTTTTGCTCTCTAAGCGTACTGCTCCGGTCTCTTCTTCGAAGCGTTCAACAAAGAAGTCGCCTTGGGCGTGTCGGAAAAAGGCCCCGCAAACTTCAGCCGTCTCCGTTTTGGTTGTCATGGCGATGAATGGCATCTCAACATCTGGAAGCCAATCGACCTTGGGTCCAACGGCCACCCACCCATCCATAGCGTCCCCTGACATGAGCCGCTGGGTGTTCATCAGCGCAGTCGGAGCTTCTGGCCATCCCATTTCGCGTGCGAAATCTTTCAGATCTTGTGACCGAAAGTCGGGACGAAGGCACATTCCGTAGAAATTATCGAGCATCACAACTGTGTAGTCGTTCGGACTGATGCCCTGTGCCAGGGCGCCCACGGTCAGGGTGGCGCAGATGCCGGTAGCAATAGCGGTTGTGCGGATCATGAACCTCTCCAACTGGCGATGACTTTGCCGCGAATGGCCACGTTATTGTTGTCGACCACATGCACGCGGCGGTCATCGGTATCGGGGCCAAAAGCCACCAAAACAGGGGGTTCGTGGCGGCGCAGCACCGTGCGCGCGCCGCCCGCGCCGTTGTCGTAGATCTGTGCCAGCACCACATCGCCGGCCTTCGTCAGCTCGGAGAGGTGAGTGTCGACCAAAATCACGTCGCCGGGCATGTACCCCATGAAGGCCAGCGACGGTTGGCGCACCTCCCAGGCGTCGATGCCGGGCCGGTCGCCGCCGAAGGCTGCAACAATGGCGGTCTTGCGCGCGTCGGTGTCGCGCTTGTGGGCGAAGGGCACGGCGTCGCTTTCAGAAAAGCCCTGGCCGATCTTGTGGGGCGTATCGCCGTCCAGCACGCCCGCGTGGCTGAGTACATCATCGAGCGGGACGCGAAGGACTTTGGCAAAGGCCTTGGCCCATTCAAGCGACATGGCGCGGTGTCCAGTGTAAATTTTCGAGACAGCGGAGCGATCACGACCCAGTTCGGCGGCTATGTCTCCCGCAGTCACGCCAGCCATTTTCTGGCGCTTTTTGAACCACTTCTCATCCATCAACCGCCAAGTAGGCACTCCGCACGGAAAAATGATGTGCCGAAAAGGCAAAATGTGCCTAGACAGTAGGAATTCATTTCGCCTACATCTTGCGTATGAGTGCGAACCTTACACCAGTGGAAGTGGCAAAGTGCCTACTTGGCACCATAGAGGACGTCGCTATCGCAGCCGGCTTCGACCGCAAGACAGCGTTCAAGTGGGTCAACCCTTCTGCGTGGCGTGATGCTGGCGACATTCCGTCCGCTCGATCCATGCGCCGCCTTCTCGACTACTCCGACGCGCGCGGCCTGGGCCTCACGGCCGAGCACCTGATCCGCGGCGCCACGCGGGCCGAGGTCGATGCCATCCTCGCCGCACGTCAGGACGACGCGGCATGAAGCCCGCGATGCCCCCTTCGCAGCGGTTCCTGGCCTGGGTGATCCTGGCCGGAGTGGCGGCCTGGGCCTGGCTGGTCGCGGACGCGGTCAAGCGCCACGAGCGGCGCGCCCCTGCATTCGAGACGTCTCGGACGGCACTGCCTGCCGAACCGAGCCTCGCGGCCCAATCCTCCCGGGCCGCCACCTCCCCGCGCGAAGGCAGCTCGCGCGGGGATTTTCCCTTCCTTTCGGCCCGCGTTTCGAGCATTTCCGCGGGCCGGGCGGACGCGGCGCCCTGGGGCTCGCCCGCCGCGTTCGCTGAAATCCCGGTCCCCACCGGGAGCGCCCGCCCCATTCCCAAGTGTCCCTCGCACGGGGTGGGCGCATGACCTATTCGCCGCGTGTCCAGGTCGGCCTGCAGGCCTCGACCGTCGCCCTGCGCGCCAAGTCCGGCCAGATGACCGGCGCGGACGTGGAAGAGCTGCAGGCCGTGGCCGAGCAGCTGCTGCGGAAGGACGACGCGCTGTTTCTGGCCGTCAGTGACTTCGCGACGCAGTATCTGCTGATCACCCACGACCCGGCCGCGATCGCCGAGCGGGGCGCCTGGCTGCTGGATGCGATCGAGCGGGCGACCCGGCCGGATCCGGTCGATTACGCGCGGTGCGACATCCATGGATGAACTGCGCCTGACACCCAACGATCACGTGTTGATCAACGCGCTGGCCGCGATCTTCGTGAGTCACGTGCGGCCGGCTCCGCACGAGTACCTGATGGTCGAAATCGTCCGCGATGCGGTGAAAAAGGCGAATGCCCAGCACCTGTATGTCGGGCCGCTGGTTACCGCGGCCGAGAATTTCCTGAGCGCCAGGCAATCCGTGCGCGGTGCGTGCCATGCGGAATACGCCGTGCGCGCCCGCCTCGAGGCCGTGCTGACCTGGCGCACCGGGCATGCCCTGGACGCGCTGCGCGGGGCTGCGGCATGAAGGGGGATCTGCGCGCGATGGAACGGAGCCTGGTCGAGCAGATCGAAGCGCTGGAATGCGCCCGCCATGCCGTGTCCCAAGTGTCGGATTTCATCGCTGACATCGAGGACGACGGGGTCACCGTTGACGTCAAGGTCGACGGCCTGGTCATCACGCTGGACCTGTCCCTGCCGGGCGTGCTGCCCGGCGCTGCGATGAAGGGGCCGCTGTCACCCCCGCGCCCAGAGCCAGAGGAAGCGCAGCAATCTTCCGGGCCCCTTCATCCCAGCGCCGAGACGCAATGCGTCGACACGCCGAAATCCGGTGCGCGCTGGACCGAAGCTGAGCTCGCCACTGCCAAGACGATGTTCCTGGCGGGGCATTCGATCGAGGATATCGCGGCCCAGCTGGGGCGTCCGGTGCCAGGCACGCACTACAAGATCAGGCGCATGAGGGCGCAGTGGGAGCGTGAAGCAACGCCGGATCTTCCGGATGCCGCTGCACCACCTGTGTCGGGACATACCGAGGGGAGCGATGGGGAAGCCGCTGCGACGAAACCCGACCGGAACGGGTCGGGCCAAGGCGGTGAAGCCATCCACCACAACGCCGAGGCAGCGGGCGCCGTGGTCAAGGATCAGACCCAGACCACGGACGATGCGCCGCGGGAGCTGCCCTTCAATTGGTCGGACGAGCTCGACCGCGATCTTGTCCGCCTGGTCACCCAGCGGGCCAGCCCTGCGACCATGGCAGCGGCGATCGGGTGTAGCGTCGACCAGGTCCGGCAGCGACGTCGCGAGCTGGTCCCCAGCGAAAGCGTGAACGAGGCCTTCGCAGTGCTGCATGCGCTGTCCGGAGGTGTCAGTGTCTGACCGCCGCTACGCCCACAGCATCGACGACATCAAGCATATGCTCCTGGCCCAGGTGGACCGGGTCGCGCAGACCTACGCGCCGGCCGCGCCTGGCAGCTACACCGACAAGGGCAAGTATTTCACGCTGAACCCCGGCCGCGTCGATCGCAATGTCGGCAGCTTCTATGTGAACCTGTCCGGACCCTATGCCGGCCGGTTCCATGACCACGCAACGGGGCAGGGCGGTGACCTTCTGGATCTGATCCAGCTGCATCTGAACTGCGACCTGGCCGGCGCGCTGCGCGAGGCCCGGGCGTTCCTGGGGCTCGAGACGGTGGATCCTGCCACCCGCGCCCAGCGGGAACGCGCCGCGGCCGAGGCGAAGGAACGCCGCGCCCAGGCCGAGCGCAACGAGCGCGAGCGCGCGGATCGCCGCGCCCGGCAGGCCAAGGCCCTGTGGCTTTCGGGCGTCGACGGCATTGAGGGCACACCCGTCGGCCAGTATCTGCGCGACCGGCGCGGCATCGACCTGGCGCGTCTTCCGCGCCGGATCCGCGTGCTGCGCTATCTGCGCGATTGCTTCTACAGCCACACCGATCCCGAAACCGGCGAGGTGATCGAGGGCAGCTATCCCGCGATGGTGGCCCCGGTGGTGGACGCGAAGGGCCAGGTCGTCGCCTGCCACCGAACCTATCTGGCGCTGGGATCCGACGGCCGCTGGGACAAGGCACCGGTGCCGAATGCCAAGAAAGTCCTGGGCATGTATGGCGGTGGCGCGATCCATGTCTGGCGCGGAACCCGCGCCGGCCCGCGCGGTGGTCAACCGCCGAGCCTGAAGGATGCGCCGCACGGCACCCGTGTGTTCATCGCCGAGGGCATCGAGGACGCGCTGAGCTGCGCCCTGGTCGTGCCCGAGGATAGGGTCCTGGCCGCGATCAGCCTGGGCAACCTGGCCAACGTGGTGCTGCCGCCGGCGGTGACCCGCGTGACGCTGATTGCCGATCGCGACGAAGGCGAGCAGGCGCAAAAGCAGCTCGAGCGTGCGCGCCGTGCGTTTCTCAACCAAGGACGCGCCGTCGCCGTCTGGCAGAACGGGCAGGGCGGCAAGGACCTGAACGACGCGCTGCGCGCAGCCGGCGCCGGCGGCGTGGTGGCCATGGGCGAGGGCGCGGCATGATCAATGATCGGCTCGGCATGGCTGGCGCAGCTCGCAGCATCTGCATTTCGCAGAACGGCAGGGATAATTGCGCCTGCAGCAGAGCTGACGAGCTGACCTTCTGCCATGCGCTTCAGCCCGCCGTGGCAGGCGTTTTGACGGCTTACGGCATCCAGATCTGGGACGCGGAAGCGGTCCTGGAAGGGTCGAAGCGCATCACGAAATCGCCGAGGCGCAGATGAGCATTATCGACACGAAAGATCTAAGCCGCGGCGCCGTTGATGTGCTGACCGAGCGCGATCGGCAGTTGTTCGTCGAGGGCTTCGACGATGGCCACGACGACAATCACGATGAGCGCGCGCTGCCCATGGCGGCCGCGAGCTATGCCCTGGCGGCCGGCGGTCTCGCACGGCCGGGCATCGCAGCCAACGTTTGGCCCTTCGCTTTCAAGTGGTGGAAGCCGCGCGGCCCCCGCGAAAACATGGTGCGCGCCGCCGCCCTGCTGATCGCCGCGATCGACAAGTATGACCGCAGGTGGCCCCGAGGATGACCGACACCGCCCCACTGAGCCAACTCGCAGAAGAGCTGCGCAACGCACCCGAGGAGATCCCCGATGGTCGGAATGATGACAGCGGACGGCCGAGCGATGACGCTCGAACAAATGAAGGCGCTCGGCCGAACGATGCCGAGGCCGATCCATCCTGCAGTGACGGCGGCGGTGAGCGCGGTCGTGGACGAGCGCATGGCACGATTTTCGACGGGTGCCCGGTCATACCTCTTGGGGTCAACGGCGATGCCTGCTGGTACCTGGACGTCCGTGGCCAGCTGAGGGCCGTCACCAAGCACGACAACCAGAAGATCCTGTCACTTTTCGGCGGGCGCCTGGCGCTGCTGGCCCATCACTTCCCGAGCTACGGAAAAGACGGCGTCCCCCGGCGCAATGCCTTCGACGCCCAGGTGACGAGCTCGATCATGATGGCCGCCTGCGACGAGTGCGGCGTGTGGGATCCGACTGGCGCCGTGCGCGGCACCGGTGCCTGGACGGACGATGACGGCAACCTGGTGCTGCATGCCGGCGACGAGGTCCTGATCGGCGGCCAGTGGATGCCGCCGGGCGTCTACCAGGGCAAGGTCTACTCGGCCGCGCCCCGCACCCCGCGGGGCGACGCATCCACCGGGCGCACCGATGCAGCCGCAACCATCGCCGAGCTGATCGAGACCTGGAATTGGCGACGGCCGGATGTCGACGCGCACCTGGCGCTGGGTCTGATCTGCGCCCAGATGCTGGGCGGTGCGCTCAGCTGGCGGCCCGTCGGCTGGCTGACCGGCGACCAGGCTACCGGCAAGTCATCGTTCCAGCAGCTGCTGTCCTACCTGCACGGTGGCGAGACGGGCCTGAAACAGGCCAGCGACGCCACCGAGGCCGGGATCCGGTCGGTCGTAGGCTTCTCGAGCCTGCCCGTGGCGATCGACGAGTTCGAGCCGGATCCCGAAAACCCGCGCAAGACGCGTGCCGTCATCGAGCTCGCGCGCCGCGCCGCATCGGGCGGCCAGATCTTCCGCGGATCGTCGGACCAGAAAGGCTACCAGTCGAACGCTTACAGCTGTTTCCTGTTCAGCTCGATCCTGGTGCCCGACATGCCGTCGCAGGACCGATCCCGCCTGATCCTACTGGACCTGGACCGGCTGCCCCAGGGCGCGCCGAAACCCGATCTGAACCCGCGCCGGCTGCGCACGCTGGGCGCCAGGCTGCGACAGCGCCTGATCGACGGCTGGCCCACCTGGGACGCGCGCTTGGACCTGTGGCGCGCGGCGCTGGCCCGTCACGAGCAGACCGGCCGCGCGGCCGACAACTACGCCACCGTCCTGGCCATGGCCGACATGGCCCACAGCGCCGAGCTGCCCCAGCAGGATGTCCTGGACAACTGGGCGGCCAAGATGGCGCGCGTTATCGTCGAGGACAGTACAGAAGTCGGCAGCAATGCCGAGGACATGCTGACCTGGCTGCTGTCGCAGTATTTCGATCCGTACCGGCGCGGCGAGCAGTTCACCGTGGCACAATGGGTTATGGCGGCCGCCATGCTGCCCGGCGCGCCGCGCCAGCTGTTCACCGACGACCTCGACGCCCGCGACAAGGCCAAGGCCGCCAACGGCCACCTGGCCAAGATCGGCCTTCGCGTCCAGGGCGAGCGCGAAGCGGCGCAGCTGTTCCTGCCGAACAAGCCGTTCAGCGGCCTGTGCCGGCTCTTCGAGGGCAGCGCCTGGGAAAACGGCGTCTGGGCGCAGGCCGCGCGCCGCCTGACCGGCGCCGAGCGCACCAAGGCCCTGACCCTCGCCGGCGTCGCGTCGCGTGGCCACTACGTGCCCTTCACATCGATCCCCGGCCTTCTGTCCTTCCCAATGGACCGCGACGGCCGAGACGCCACGACGCCCGCGCGTCACGACCTTCCCCACGACATCGACGATTTAGGCTGACCCTCACGATGGCCCGCAACCCCCTGATATCGCGCCGCCTTGTCCGCACCCGCACCCGTGGGCAGGCCTATATTTTCGCGGATCTGGGCCTTTGGCCGGTGGGTTCGGGGCCACGACGCCACGACAGCCGTTATCGCCGTTGTCGTGGGCGTGTCGTGGGCGAATATCGTTCGAGATCAATGCTTTACCTCGCATCCACGACACCACGACAGGTTTTCAGCGTCTCTCACATGTGTGCGCATGCGCGCGCCCGCGCGATGGCGGTAACGTGTCTTCTGCGTCGTGGCGTCGTGGCTCTCTCTTATCTCTATGAAAAGATGGAAAGAAAGGTCACGACAAGGCCCACGACAGGCCCACGACACTCGGCCGAAACTGTCGTGGCGGCTGGCTATGCCTTTGTAATCGTTGAAAAGGGTGCATTTTGATGCCCGGTCGTGACACGCAATACCAGGCGCTGGCGCGGCAGGCGGCGGAACGCCTCGACCACGACCGGGCGCTGCAGGAGCAGCTGTCGCTGTTGCCCGACGAGCAGGACAGCGGCGCGGCGGACCAGGGAGACCGGCCGACGCGCGGCAAGGGCAAGCAGCTGAGCCAGCTGCGCGAGTTCCTGGCCGCCCAGGGCTATCGCCTGCCCGAGCAGCAGCTGGCCGAAATCGCGGGCCTGACCACCGGCAAGGACGCCATCGCCACCGCCATGGAGCAGGCCGAGCGGATCCTGTCCTGGGCGCGGCACGGTGCCGAGCCCGACGAGCTGAAGGACGGGACGATCAAGCGCGACCGCGTGAGCCTGGCGAAGCGGCTCGAGGTCTTCCAGCAGTGCTACACGGCCCAGCTGCGCGCCTCCGACGCGCTGATGCCCTACGGCGCGCCCAAGGTGACGCCCGATGTCCACGTGACCCAGCCCGTTGCCATCTTCACGGCCCGGCAGCCCACCGGCGATCCCGCCGATCGGGCCCGCGACGTGACGCCGGCGAGCCGTCGGATGATGCCGGCGGACGTGGCGCATGAAATGCAGCGAAATCAGCAGGTTAGAGAAGACGACGCCGATGCGTCGGACAGCGAGGGTCGGACGGAGTGACGAAAGCCCAGCAAAATAAGGGCCAAACGGCCCCAGCCCAGTTGATCGAAAATCAACCGGAGACGGACGCGCGCGGCCTCGATCGCGCGCACCAGGCGCGCCAGGCGCGCGCGCGCGTGACCCCCCGGGGGGGCGTCGCCGCCCCTGGCCCTATGCCCCCCTGTGTGACCCCATACAGCGTTTCGGCCGACCCGCAGGTGTGGCCATGAGCGTAACCTTGGGACGACGGGTCGGGGGTCAGGGGGGCCTCTGGACCGCCCCGAACGAGGGGTGGGGGGGATCAACACCCGCTGGCCGCATGGGTGCGGACACGGGGAGCATGGGCGCGCAGCTGGAAGGGCTGTTGGCGAAAGAGGCAATCGAGAGCTTGGACGAAAGCGCCTTGGGGCGCAAGTTCGCAGATGAGGCCGATTTTGATCGGATCGACGACAGCACCTTCCCTGGCCCGATCGCGGAAAACTTCTACTGGTCCGACGACGACGTGATCGGGATCCAGGGCCCGGTGGGCTCGGGGAAGACGACGACGCTGATGAAGTCCCGCCGGCGCCGGGCGATCATGATGCCCCGGTCCACCGTCGACGGCGTGCGGCGCTACAAGGTCCTGTTCATTCGCGAGACCTACCGCCAGCTGTGGTCGACGACGATCCCGTCATACCTCGAGACTTTCCCGAAAAGCCTCGGGACCTGGTCTGGCGGCCGCGGCGATCCGGTGACCCACGTGATCCAGTTCGAGGACGAGCACGGGCCCATCGAGTTCACGGCCAAGTTCATGGCCTTCGGCGACGACGTTATCGCATCGATGCGGGGCGTTCAGACCACCGATATCGTCCTGAACGAAGCCGATACCATGCCGGTCGACATCCTGACGGTGGGCATTGGCCGGATCGACCGCTACCCGTCGCGCGAACACTTCGCCGGGCTGGCGGATATCCTGCGCAGCTACGGTCAGATCTGCTGCGACTTCAACGCGCCCGACGAGGACAACTGGACCTTCCGGGTCTACCACGACGAGGACGAACGCAATCGCATGGCGGCCGAGCTGACCGCCGCGCTGCCTGAAGGTGCGAAGCCCATCCGGATCAGCTTCTATCGCCAGCCAGGCTACGGCGAGCAGGGCTGCGAGAACGTGCAGAACCTGTCGCCCAGCTATTACGGCCGCCAGATCGCGTCCATGCGCCTGGCCGGCCGCGGCGACATGATCGACCGGCTGGTCTACAACAAGGTCGTTTACCTGAAGGCCGGCGAGCCGGTGTTCGGCCGCGAGTTCCAGCGCCGGATCCACGTGGCCAGTGAGACGATCCCCTTCGATCCGCAGCTGCCGATCCGGATCGGTCTCGACCAGGGCTTCAAGGGTGCGGCTGTCATTGCGCAGCCGGCCGGCTTCTGGCGATGGCGCATCCTGGCCGAGCTGCATTTCCCGCGGGAGCGGCTGTTTGCCCATGTGTTCGGGACGCGGCTGTCCGAGCTCCTGGACGAACGCTGCCCGAACGGCCGGATCGAGGCCGGCTGGGGCGACATGGCGGGCGAGCACGGCGCCAGCCAGGCCGCCGACGAAAACGCCACCTGGAACTTGATGGTCGGGCGCGCAGCGGGCTTCCACATCCGGCCGCAGCGGATCGGCACGAACCGGATCCAGCCGCGCCTCGAGGCCGTGCGCGCGGCCCTCGAGGCGCCGCTCGAGGCCGGCGAGCCCGGGCTGCTGATCGATCCTAGCTGCAAATTCCTGATCCGCGGGTTCGAGGCCCGGTACGTCTGGACCGAAGAGGTCGACCGGAACGGCGACAAGCGCAAGGTCCCGAACAAGCAGCTGACCGAGGCCAACGTCATGGACGCGGTGCAGTACCTGCTGCTTTCCGCGCACCGGGCCGATGGGATCAGTCCCTACATGTCGCGGCTGGACGACAAGCGCCGCCGCGAGGGCGAGGCCGGGCAGATGCCCGGCAGCCGCCGACCGCCGAAGTCCCAGGGCGGCCTGACCACCAGCTGGGATGTCCTGAGCCCCTACGGAGGGATGCAATGACCGACTATCAGAAGATCCAGGCGCGCGCGGTGCAGCGGCTGGGAGCCTTCGCGATCGAGGGGCTGGTTCTGCTGAACGCCTTCATGGCGATCATCGGCAACCTCGGCGACAGCGTGAACCTTTGGTTCATCTGCGGACTGATCGCGGCCGCGGTCGCGCTGGCGATCAGCTGGGCCATTGGCATGTTCCTGATCGCCGATCCTGACGCCGCGATCGCCGAGACGCGGGCCGTGGTGACCCTTCAGGGCGTCATGCCCATCGTATCGCTGGTGCTGTTCTGCGCCGGCTGTCTTTCCCTCTGACCGAAAGGAGCCGATCCCATGGCTGAAACGACCAAGAAGAAGCCCGCCGCTAAGCGGAAACCCAAATACGACACCGATGAGCTGAGGCGCATCGCTGACTTGATTTCGGGGTTCCCCGATCCCGGTCGGACGGACCTGATCCACCGGCTTGAAACCGAAGAGGGCATGAAATCGCGCGAGACGTCCGAGGGGCGGATCTACGTGAAGATCGCCAAGCTCGAGGTCGGCACCCGCGGCACCATGGGGCGCGCGATCCAGAACTGGGGCAACCGCGCGCGCCGCATCGCCCAGGGACTGGGCTGATCCGATGATCGAGGCCGCCCCCTTCGACAACCACGCCGCGCTGGCGATCTTCGCCAGGCTGGACCACAGCGATTGGCTGGAAGCCCAGGCGGTGCGCGGGGGCGGCGCCGATCATCTTGACCTTTTCGGGGACTGGCGCGGGGCGCAGGCCGCCGCGATCCTGTCCCTGGTGCTGCGCGATCAGCGACGGGGCGGCGAGCCCTTCGCCCTGCTGATCCTTGGCAACACGGGGCAGGCCGGCGTCGCCCAAGCGGCAATGCTCGCCCGGTGCCACCAGACCTTTCGTCGCGCGATCGCCGCGGCGGCCGTGCAGATCCGCCGCGACATGCCCGTCTTCTGCGACGACGCCGGGATCCATCGCGTCGAGGTGCGTTGCTGGGACCGTCACCCGACAGCGCCCGATTTCCTGTTTTACTGCGGGTTCGAATTCGAGGCCAACCTGCCCGGTTTCGGCGCGGGCGGGGCCGACCGCTTCCTTCAATTCGCCTGGACCAACCGAAAGGACCCCTGAAATGTGCATGTTTTCCAAGCCCAAGGTCAGTGCCGCGCCGCAGATCATCGCGGCCAACCCGAACCGCGAGGCCACGCAGGGCAGTGACATGGAGGCGCGTCTGCGCCGGGCGCGCGCAAGCCGGGCGTCCTCGATCCTCACGAGCCCGGTGGGGATCCCTGCGGGCCGAACCACCCAGCAGCTGGGGGCGCCGGCATGAAGCCCGACCAGGTCATCGCGCAAGATCCGCGCGCCCGGGCCGCGATGGACCGCTGGGGCGAGCTGATCGTCGAGCGGCGCCGTTACGAGCAGGACTGGGAGGACATCGCCCGGCTGATCCGGCCGCAGCGGGGCGGCTTCGGCCTCGACAGCCCGTCCATGCGCGAGCTATCGAAGCCGCTGTCGAGTGCGCCCGTGGTCGCCCACGGCAATTTCGCGGCCGGCATCTATGCCGGCATCACCAACCCGGCCACGCGCTGGGGCGGGCTGCGGACCCCGGACGAAGATCTGAACCGCTGGCCGCGCTTCGCCGACTGGCTGGACCGGCAAACGGCCAAGGTCATGGCGAGCTTCAGCCCGTCGATGTCGAGCTTCTACCCCTCGAGCTACCAGGCCTATGCCGATCTTTCGGCCTTCGGCAACGCCGGGACCTACGACCAGATGGACCGGGAAAATCGCCGGTTCCTGGACGTGACCCTGTCCCTGGCCGAGCTGGTCGTGTCGGTCGATTTCCACGGCCGCGTGGACGAGGTCGTGCGGCGCTTCAAGCTCACCCCGCGCCAGGCCGCGCGGGAATTCAAGGCGCTGCCGCCGAAGGTCCAGGAGCTCGCCGAGAAGGGATCGACCGAGAAGCACACATACTACCAGCACGTGGTGCGCAATGACCAGTTCGTGCCGCGCGCCCTGGGCCCGCGGGGCAAGCGCTGGCTGTCGATCTATGCCTGCGAGGTCGAGGAAAGCCTGGTGCGCGTCGCGGGCTACGACGAAATGCCGTTCAACTTCCCGCGCTGGGACGTGGACAGCGGGATGACCTATGGGACGGGCCCCGGCTTCATCGCCCTGGCATCGGCCCGCGTGAACAACCGCATGGAGGACGCGACCCTGCGTGCAGCGCAACGGGCGGCCGATCCGACCAGGTTCGCGCCCGATCGCGACGCGGTCCCGCTGAACGGCACGTTCCGCCCGGGCGCGGTGGTCTACGGGGCGATCAGTCCCAGCGGTCAGCGCCTAATCCAGTCGGACGACGTCACGGGCTCGATCGGGCTGACGATCGAGGAAAAGCGCGCGAAGCAGGAAGAGATCAAGGACGCGTTCTACTACACGGTCATGAGCCTCACGGGGCGCACCGGGATTTCGGACGACGAGAACCGGGTCATCGAGGAAGCGCGCCTGCGCAACTGGGCGCCGCATGCCGACCGGATCATGGAGGAATATGCCGCGCCGAAATTCGAGCGGCGGTTCCGGATGCTGCTGCGCGCGGGGCAGATCGACCCGGCGCCCGAGGGTACGCCCAGTGATGTTCCGCTGCAGGTGCATTACACGTCGCAGACTGCCCTCGCGCTAAAAGCATCGGAAGCGTCTTCGGTGCGGCGGTATATCCTGGGGGACCTTCTGCCGCTGGCGCAGGTGAAGCCCGAGCTCATGGACCGGATCAGCGCCGACGATTACGCCGAGGTCCTGCACGAGGCCAGCCCGTCGCTGCCGCAGCGCCTTCTGTTACCGCGCGAAGTCGCGGCGGCGCGCGCCCGTGAGCGCGAAGAGCAGATGGCCGCGTTGCAGGCGACGCAGATGGCCAAGGATGGTGGGGCCGCCCTGCGCGACATGGCGCAGGCTGGCGCGGCCATGCAGGGCGGGGAGGGCGGCTGATGTCAATGATTGATCAGATAAAGGCTGAATACTCTCGGCTGGCCGAAGAGGGATACAAGTTTCAGAAGCTAAAGATTACGCAGGACGCTTACCCCATTCTGATGCGGCAAATGTCGCTGGATAGTTCTGTGGCCGCTTCAAGCGACCATACTATTCCAGAACTCGGGCCGAAGTTCATGGGTATGCCGATCGAGCGCGTCCCGGTTGGTGAACTTGATGCGCCTTGTTGGCAGATCATCACGGGGGAACACCCGTGAAAATTTCCAACCCCCTGGCCGTGCTGCGGTCGATCTTTCCGCAGCACGTGCCCGAAGCGGCGACCGGCTTTGCCGCGCGGTGGAGCCGGGCCTTCGCCCGCGACGAAGAGCTGATGGGCGACCTGATCGTCCACGGCGGCCTGATGGTGACGCAGCCGGTCCAGGTGGACCAAGGCTTTCCGTCGCCGGCGCCGATCGACCCCTACCGCCTGGCCTACGAGGCCGGCCGGCGCGACCTGGCCGTGCAGCTTCTGTCGGCCGGCAACGTCACGCAAACCGACATCCAGAACATGCTGAAGGAGCAGAGATATGACGATTGATCGCTTTTTGGGGCGGCCCGGCTGGCGCGAGATCCTGCGCGAGGGCGAAGGCGAAGGCGGATCCGGCGGCGGTGCCGGCGGCGAAGGCGGCGACGGTGGTACTGGCGGCGAAGGGACGGGCGGCGACGGCGGAACCGGTGGCGAAGGGGCGGGCGGGAGCGGCGGCGATGGCGGCGCGGCGCCTTGGTGGAAGGGCGACCGGTTCAACGACCAGACCCGGCAGATGCTGCAGGCGAAAGGCCTGACCGTCGACGATCCCGTCGAGGCGATCGGGAAGCTGGCGGATTTCTACAGCAACGCCGAGAAGCGCCTGGGCAAGCCCGCCGATCAGCTGATGGACCGTCCCAAGGAGGGGCAGGACGTGGCCGAGTGGCTGAAAGCCAACGGTGACGTGTTCGGGATCCCCGAGGCGGCCGACAAGTATGACATCGCCAAGCCAGAGAGCTGGCCGAAGGATCAGCCTTGGGATGAACAGCTCGAGGGCGTGGCGCGAACAAAGGCCCACGAGCTCGGCATGACGCAAGCCCAGATGGCGGGGATGACCGAGCTTTTCGCCGGGCACATGGCCAAGATGCTGGGTGATGCCGAGACCGAGGCGAGCCTGGCCAACACCAAGCTGCAGGAAGCGCTGCAATCCGATTGGGGCGACCAATACAGCGCGAAAGTCGCCCAGGCGCAGCAGGCGGCCAGCGCGATCGCGGCCGAGGCCGGGCTGGACGGCGACGCCATTTCCGCATTGTCGGGCGTCCTGGCGGCCAAGACCGGCGACGCCAACACCATCAAGATGTTCGCGGCCATCGGCCAGATGATGGGTGACGACAGCGCAGCGGGGCTTCGTAACGGCGGATCCACGCTGGGCACGACGCCGGCGGACGCGCGTGCGGAGCTCGAGGCCATGATGAAGCCCGACAGCGACTACCAGAAGGCGATCAAGGCGAAGCGGACCGGCCAGCCCGGGCACGATTTCGACCGGTTGCACAAGCGCTACACCGAGCTGTCGAAGCTCGCTGCGAAATAGCGAAAGCCACCATATTTCGGAAAGTTCTTGACATGGCCGCTAGATTTGCGGCCATGTTTCGTTTGAAGGGCAACCCGTGCGTCGGGTCCTTCTGCTCCGGATAAGGTCCGGCGGTCAGGCCACGATACGGTCAGGGCGGGTCCGGTTGCCGGGCAACCCCTCCGAAAACTCACACACATGATTTTTCGAGAGGGGTAGGGCATGTCCTATCGTCAATTGGTCGAGCCGCATCACAAGCTGACCTTCCGGAACAACATCAAGATGACGGCGCAGCAGATGTCGAACCCGCTGCGCGCGGCCGTCACGACCGTCACCTGCACCGGCGAAGCGCAGGACATGGCCGATCTGATCAACGAGATCGACTACCTGCGCGGCGAGGATTACGGGCGCCGCAATCCCGAGAACCCGCCGAAGCGGTCGCGCCGCTGGCTGGTCCGCCCGGGCGTCATCGAGAGCGGGCAATACATCACCAAGGAAGAAAAGTTCGACCAGTCGCAGGATCCGAGCTCGCAGCTGATCACCGCGCACCTGAAGGCCGTCGAGCGCGGCGTCTTCGACACGATCCTCGGCATCGAGAAGGCCCCGAACGGCGAGTACCGCCTGTATGGCGGCGGCATCCTGGGCCCGGTCTACGAAGGCAAGACGCCCACCAGCACCGTGTCGCTGCCGGCCGCGAACTACATCGCATCCGATTTCGACGTGGGCGGAACCCATACGGGCTTGACGACCGGCAAGCTGCGGGGCGCCACCGAAGGCATGGAGCTCGAGGATTTCGGTCTCGAGACCGACGAAGAGGTCTACGGCCTGATCACGCCCAAGCAGAAAACCGACCTGATCAACCTGGCGATCGAGACCAAGACGTCGCTGAACCCGTTCGAGGTCGAGAACATCCGCGAGGGCAAGCCGGGCAAGCTGCTGGGCATCAACTGGCTCTTCACCAACCGCCTGCCCAAGGATCCGAACGGCTACCGGCTGTGCCCGATCTGGCTGAAGTCCGAGATCGTCTGTGGCTTCTGGCAGGACGTCGAGGGCGACATGTGGAACGACACGGCCGCCAAGAACCTGCCCTACGCGCATGTCGACTGCTACCCGGCCGCCGGCCGCGTGCAGGACGGCGGCGTGCGGGTCATCCGCTGCGCCGAGTGATATCCAGCGGGTCGCCTGGCACCCGCTGGGCGACCCCTCCTGACAGCTGAAAGGAGGGCACGACATGCCCGTCGCAAACAAAAGCTCCGACCTGATCCACGATCCCATGTCGCCGGGCTCCGTCCCGGCCGATCCCCAGAAGGCCCGCGGCCGGCTGATCGTCGCCACCGGTACCGTCGCCAACGCGTCCGACGACCTGAACGGGTCGAAGTTCCACCTCGCGTCGATCCCGTCGACGGCCCTGCTGCACGACGACACCGCCTTCGATGTCGAGAACTGGGGCTTCGCCCAGGTCGTGATCGGGACAGAAACCGATACCGACGCCCTGGTCGACCAGACCAAGGCGACCGAGAACATCGTCACGCCCGTTGCGTTCGGTGACGCCGCGCACGGCAAGATGATCTGGGAAGTGCTGGGCCTGGCGAAGGATCCCGGCGGCCATGTGGAGATCTGGGCGCACGCCGAAGCCGACGCCACCGGCGCCGGATCGATGCCGTTCCGCATCGCCTACCTGGCCCCCTGAGACACGTGGCCCGGGCCACCTGCCCGGGCTGCGCCTGACCCCGAGGGGCGCGCGTGACCGTCGATATCGCCACCAGCACCATCGTCGCCCAGGCCTTCGACTTCATGGAGAAGGCCGAGATTTCGTCGTTCGGCGATGACAGCTCGGAAGCGGCGAAAGCGGCCCAGGTCTACCCGAAGGCGCGCGACATGGTACTGGAACACTACGACTGGTCGGACGCCCGGGCCTTCGCCAGCCTGCCGGTCTCTTCGGCGCCGACGCAGGACCCCGATTTACCGGTGGCCTACGTCCTGCCGTCCGACTGCCTGACCCTGCGACGCGTCATCGCTACGGGGGCGTGGCGCAAGGATGGCAAGATCCTGCGGGCCGAGCAGGACGGCGGGCTTTCGGTGATCTACACCCGCCGCATCGAGATCGAGGCCGAGTTGCCCGCGTTCCTGCAGACGGCGATCGCGTCCCAGATGGCGGTCCTGCTGTCGCCGAAATTCGTCGGGTCGCGCACCAAGCGCGCGGATCTGCGCGTCGAGCTGAACGATCTGCTGGCAGCAGCCAAGCGTCACGACAGCCACAGCGCGTCGCACCACGCGATCGACGGGGCCATGCCCGACGGTGACTGGGTATGCGAGGCGCGCAAATGACCCGGGCGCGCGTTGTCCAGAACACCTTTTCCGGCGGCGAGATCGACCCGTTGCTCTTCGCGCGGGATGATTTCCAGCGGTTCAAGACCGGCATGGCAGCCTGTCGGGGCTTCATCCCGCTGCGCCAGGGTGCGTTCACCCGGGCGCCGGGCTCGATCTACCAGGGCAGCACCCGGCAAGATCTGAAAGCCCGGCGGATCCCGTTCGAATTCGCCCTGAACGACGCGGTCGAGTTGGAATTCACGGACGGGGTCATGCGGATCTGGCGCTACGGATCCGTCGTCGAGAAGGACGGTGCGCCGTTCGAGCTCGAGACGCCGTATCTCGAGACGGACCTGGCAAACCTCGATACCGCGCAAGATGGCGATGTGATCTACGTGGTCGACGGTCGGCAGCCGATGCACAAGATCAGCCGACTGGCCCTGGACGACTGGACGATTGCGGCGGTCGATTTCCGGAGCGGACCCTTCCGTGTCCAGAACCTGGACGAAGCCAAGACGATCCAGTGCAGCGCCGTCTCCGGCAGCGTCGTCCTGTGGACTGGTAGCCCGCCGACCGGCGACGAAACGGCCGAGCAGACACTGACGATCGGAGATCTGTGCCGCCACAACGGCCGCGTCTACACCTTTCTCGGCGTTCGGGTGGATGCCGGCGCACTGAGTGCCGGGGCCGTCGGGCCGACCCCGCCCACGCATACGTCCGGCGAGCAGGATTACAGCTGGGGAACCGATCCGATCTACACCGCCCGGTGGCGCTATGAGTACGCGACGGCTTCAGAGGGCAATATCGATCTGACGGCCGTGGGCGACGTCTTCCGCGACAGCCATGTCGGCAGCGTCTTCCTGATCCGGCCCACCGACTTTTCCAACGTGCCCCTGTGGGTGGGCAACGACGACAACGCCCGGGACGGCGACCTGGTCACCTATGACGACAAGATCTACGAGCTGGTCGAGGGCAATCATTCGGGGATCAACCCGCCGACCCACGAAGCCGGCACCCGGCGAACCGACGCGTCGAAGGGGACGAAATATCGATTTGTCTCGACCCTCGAGGGCGTGTTCCGCGTCACCGAGGTTCTGAGCGCCAACCAGGCCAAGGCCGAGGTCCTGCGGACCATCCCCCAGCCCTGCATCGACGATCCCAGCTATCGCTGGTCCGAGAGCGCCTGGTCCGATGATTACGGGTACCCGCGCGCGATCACGCTTTACGAGCGTCGCCTGTTCGCGATTTCGTCGCCCGACGAGCCGCGCACGGTCTGGGCGTCGACGCAGAACGCCTTCGAGGATTTCCTGCCAGGCAGCGAGGCCGACGCGAGCTTCGCCTTCGAGCTGGAAAGTGACGGCCGGAAAAACCGCCTTTTCTGGCTGCAGCGGGCCCGGCGGGGACTTTTCATCGGCGCCCTGGGCGAAGTGTGGCGCGTTTTTTCCAGCGTGTCGGGCGAAGCCATCGGTCCGACCACGTTCGACACCGAGCTGGTCGCCAATGACGGGGTCGCGGATACGTCGCCCATCCTGGCGTTCGGGGATCCGATCTACATTTCGCGCGACAATGCCCGCGTGAACCGGATCCTATACAGCTTCGAGGAAGACGGATCCCGGCCGATCGAGCTGTCCTTGCCGGCGGCCCACCTGGGCGCGCGTGGCATCGTTCAAATCGTGTGGCAGAGCGCGCCCCTGCGCACGGCATGGATGCGCACCGACGGGGGCGACCTGATCGCCATGGTGTTCGATCCCGACCAGGACGTCCTGGGCTGGGCGGTCGTTCCGGTTGCCGGCGGGCGCGTCCTCGATCTGAGCGTCAGCCCGAACGCCGACGGCACCGCCGACCAGGTCAGCATGGTGGTCGAACGGACGATCGCCGGCTCCACCCGCCGCCTGGTCGAGGTGCTGACCGACAGCACGCACCTGTTCTGCGCGCTCGAGGTCGAGGCCGATCCGGCGCGCACCGCGTTTTCGGCCACACATCTTCCGCTCACCGAGCTGCGCGCGTGGACCGATATCGGCGACGAGGCAGATCTGACTTCTGATGCAAACGGGGATGTCGAGCTCGCCTATGCCGCGTCCACCGTTGCACTGGGGCTCTTCGACCCGACCCACTTCGCCGAGACGCTGCCAATCACCGCGCCGGCGCGGGATGGTGACGCGCGCGGCCGTGGCCGCCGGCTGCATAACGCGGCAGTCGCCATCTACAAAACGGCCGGCGGCTTGGTTCAGGCTGCGGAACGTGACGCCAGGGGAGCGGTGAACATCGGTCCGGCGAAACCACTGGTCCGGCGCACGGTCCTGTCCGATGCCGCGGTCACCGACAACGCCACGATCCTGACCGACGTGGTTTCCGGCACCTGCAACGACGTGAGGTTGCGTTTCACACCGCAAGGCGGTGCCCCGATGACTGTCCTCGGCTTTTTCGCCGACATCGAAGAAATGGGGCCCTGATGTGCATCCTGCCGGCATTGAGCGCCCTGGCGGGCGCAGGCGGGGCCACGACCGCGGCCGGGGCCGCGGCCGGGGCTGCGACAGCGTCGGCCGGCATCGGCGGCGCCTTGCAGACCATCGGGCTTCTCGGCAGCGTTGTCGGCCCAGTCGTCCAGGGCATTCAGGCGTCGAGGACTGCCGAAGCCCAGGCTCAGGCGATCGAGACCCAGCGCAAGGAAGAAGCCCGGTTGAACGCGGTCGAGGACTATCGCACCCGGAAGAAAATGCGTGCGCAGACCGCGCAACAGCGCGCTGGCTTTGCGACGCGGGGCGTGTCGGTCGGCAGCCCCACGGCAATCTATCTTGGCCAGACGGCAGCGCAGGAGCTTGCGTTCGCCTCGCAAAGCGTGCGCCAGCGTGGTGCAGCGACCGACACGGAATTGTCCAATAGCGCGCGCCTGGTCCGCGCCCAGGGCAAGCAGAGCGTGATCAAGGGCATGTTCAGTGGGGCCGGTCGGCTTCTGCGTGGGGCGCCCGAGGTCTGGCCGGACCTCCTGGCATGACCCGCATGGTCGTGCCCACCGCCGGGACCGATCCCGGTCGCGCCGCCCGCGCGCCGCAACTGCAGACCCCGCAGCTCGGCGCCGCCATTGCAGACCTGGGCGACACGGCGCTGCAGGTCGGCACGGCGCTGGAAACCGATCGCCTGCAGCGGTCCCGCCAGCGCAACACGATCGATCTGACGGCCGACATGAACGATCTGCGCCTGTCGGTTGAGGCCATGGGCGATCCGGACCAGGCCGAAGCCGCCTGGCAGTCCGGCGTCAAAGATCTGCGCGGCCGATACCTGGGCGGGCCCGATGGCACGCCTGGCGCGGTCGATCCGAAGAACGCTGCCGATTTCGAGCTGACATTCGAGGAGCTCGCCAACCGGCAGGGCTTCAGTCTGGGCAAGCGCACGCTGGCGCTGCGCCAGTCCGAACGCCAAGCGAATTTCCTGCGCTATTCCGACACGGCCTCGCGGGTCGCAACCAGTGCCGATCCCGAGACCCGCGCGGCCCTGGTCGCGGAAGGCGAGGACATCATCGCCCAGAACCTGGCCGCGGGCGTGATCGACGCCGAGACGGCCGAGCTTCAGCGACAAGGGCTGCGCGGTGATGTCGCCAATGCCCGGGCGATCGGCCTCATCGATGAGGACCCGCAGGCATTCATCACCGCGGCCGACGCCGGCGACTTCGACGGGCTTTCCGGCGATACGTTGGCCCGCTACCGAAACCAGGCCACGGGCGCCCTCGAGCGCCAGGCCGCCGCGGCGGCGCGTGAAGCCGAGAAGGCGGCGGAGACACGACAGCGCGAAATCGGCGAGGACCTGGTCGCCATCCGGGAAATTGCCGCCGCCGGGCGTGAGGCCGTGGATGAACGCAAGTTGGCCGATCCCGCCTACCAGCAGCACCCGGAGTTCGGCCGCACCGCGGCGGCGCTGGATCTGCGCGAGGAACAGGGCCAGCTGCAATTGAAAACGCCCGGCGAGCTGCGCGCATTGATCGAGGCCGAGGAAGGGCGGTCCCTGGCGCGGCCGTGGCAGACCGAACGGCTCGAGGTGCTGCGCGAAACGCTGGACGACACGCTGGACGAGTTCGCGAAGGATCCCATCGCCTCGGCCGCCGCACGCGGATTGATCGATGACGCCCCGCTGGATTTCGACGCTGGGCCGGCGGGGCTCGGCCGGGACGTCCTTCGCCGCGTGCGCGAAGGGTACGAGCTGGCCGACGCCGGCTATACCGACACGCCCACGGTGTTTACCGCTGAAGAACGGGTCGAGCTGAAGTCGCGCCTTCAGGCAACCGAGGATCCCCGAGAGCGGGCCGTCCTGGCGGCTACACTTGCCGGCACCCTTCCGTCGGACGGTCCCGACAGCCTGGTCGGCGTCACGGGCGATCCGCTCCTGGGTCATGTGGGTATGCTGGCCAGCGCCAGCGGGTCGGTTGGCTTGTCGGCCGAGATCCTGCGCGGGCAAGAGGCACTGGCGCGCGATAACATCAAGCTGCCCCCGATCGCCGATCGCGCCGAGACGGCTTTCGGCGTGATCGAGACGGTGTTCACGGACATTCCCGGCGGCGAGGCCTACCGCCAGGCGGCCGTCGCCGCGGCCGATGCGCTCTATGCCCGGCGCATGGGGCGCGTCGATCCCGACGAAGGGTTCGACGAAGACGTCTATCAGCAGGCCTTCCACGAGGTCATGGGCGGCATCGGCAAGGCGGACAGCCGCTCGGCCCGCGGCGGCGTGCAGGATGTTCGGGGCATGCGGACGATCCTTCCGCAAGGCGTTGCCGCCGACCGGGTCGACGACACCCTCGATCGGCTGGGAATCATGGAGGTGGCCACGGGTCCGCGCCAGACCGCGACCAACCAATTCGATGCGGAAACCCTTCTGGCGCAGCTGGGGCAGGCGAGCAACGGGCAGAGACCCGACATCCTGGGGGAGCTGCCCGATGCCGCGACCATGGCCAGCATGCAGCTGCAGGCGGTGGGTGACGATACCTACGTCTTCGTTCGGCCGCGGAGTGGTGGGCGGCCCGAGGTCTTGCTGAATGATGCCGGCGCACAGTTCACCTTCAGCCTTCGGGCGCTGCTGCAGGCGGTGGGCCCATGAGCTTCATGCTGCGCAATGCCGAGGCCGCCAGCCAGCTTGATCCGCTCACCCGTCTGCCCTCGGATTTCGGCGAGACGTTCAGCGCAGGCGTTGCCGCCGCGCGGATCGAGATGGACAGCTTCAACCGACGCAATGTCGATCGGCAGCAGGCCATCGCCGAGATTTCTGACCGGCTCGGGTCCGCCTATGGCGACGGACCCAGCTTCACCCTCGGATCCTTCGACAGGATCGTCGACGCCCAGGTCGCCTATGCCACGGATCGCGTCGCGGCCCTGCGCCAGAACGATGCCGACGGCCGCTACGACGATCTGCCGACCACGCCGGAAGAGTTCGAAAACCGCGTGACCGCCCTGCGCCAGGCTGAATACGAGGCGCAGCAGGACATCCTGGACAATGGCAGCGCTGCGGCCGGCATCCTGGGCAATCTCTGGGCCGGTGTGACCGATGAAAGCACGCTGGCATCGCTGCCCTTCGGTGTCGCGGCCGGCACGCGGATCGGCGTGGCCGCCGGCGTGGAGGCCGGCGTGAGCGTGGCGACCGAGGCGGCGACGCTGCCGCGCCAGTTCGCCGTCGCCGACGAGCTGGATCTGCCCATGGGCGCCGGCGAGGTTGCGCTGTCCCTGGGCACGGCCGGGATCCTGGGTGGTGCCCTGGGCGGGGGCGTCGCGGCTGCGCAACGGTATTTCGATATTCGCCGCACGCGACAGTCAACCACGGGCACGCGCCGCCCGCCCGAGGCCGACCAGGTCACGTTCGGCGACGCTGTCGATACTTCCGAAGAGGCCATGAACGAGGGGCGCGAGGTCGACATCGATCCGATCTACCCGCCCGGCCAGGTCATCCCCGAGAAGATCCGGAACGGGATCTTCGCCGGCGAGAGCGGTGGTGATTACGACGCGCTGTTCAGTTTCCAGAACCGACCCGGCGGACGCTTCGCCGATGTGAAGCTGACGGAAATGACCGTCGACGAGGCCATCGCTTTTTCGGCCCCGCGCGGTCGATATGGCCAGTGGGTGAAGTCCCGGATCGGGCGTGTCGCGACGCCCATGGGCGCTTACCAGATCGTCGGCACGACGCTGCGCGCCGCCAAGAAGGGCCTGGGCCTGCGCGGCGATGAGATCATGACCGAGGCGCTGCAGGATCGACTGGGGTGGTGGATCTGGAGAGAGCAGGGCACCGGTGCCTGGGAAGGATACCGCGGCCCACGCGATACGGCGGTCAGGCCGTCCGATGGGCCCGCGCCCGACGCCGGGTCTGCCGACTATATCGCGTATGGCGATCGGCGTGGCTATACCCAGCGCGACCAGGTCACGGCCGGCGACGATCTGCGGATCGACGTGGATTACGAGGTGGTCGACGCGCGATCCCTGATCCGGGCCAGCGGAGATCTCCAACCGCGCGACCGTAGCCGTCGATCGAGCGATGAGCAGGTAGCCGAAATGGCCGCCAGGCTGGATCCCGCGCGGCTGATGCCCTCGCCCGAGGCCGATCGGGGCGCGCCCATCGTCGGGCCCGACAACGTGATCGAAAGCGGCAATGGCCGCGTCATGGCGATCCAGCGCGCCTTCGAGCGCAACCCGAACCGCGCCGATGCCTACCGCCAGCAGATCGAGGCCGCCGGCTTCACCATTCCCGAGGGCGTGGATCAGCCCGTATTGATTGCCCGCCGGAGCTCGGAGCTGTCACCGGAGGCACGGCAGCAGTTCGTGCGCGCCGCCAACAGCTCCGCCGTGGCGCGCATGTCGGCGACCGAGCGCGCCGCTGCAGATGCCCGCGCGATCGATGCCGATACGGTCGCCTTGTTCGATCCCGCCCGTTCCCTGGCCGCATCGGAGAATGCGCCCTTCGTGCGCCGCGCCCTAGACAGCCTGCCCCAGTCCGAGCGCAGCGGGCTGGTCGATGCGACCGGTGCGCTGAACGATGAAGGACAGCGTCGCATTCGCCAGGCCCTTTTCGCGCGCGCCTTCGATGCGCCCGACATCCTGTCGCGCTATGCCGAGACCGGCGCAGGCGAATTGCTGAGCTTGATGGAAGCGCTCGAGCAGGCGGCGCCCGGCTGGGCTGCGTTGCGCGGCGCGGTCGGCGACGGCCGGCTGCGGCAGGAATTCGACATCACCGCCCATGTAACCGACGCGATGCGGATCATCGCGGAAGCCCGAATTGTCGCGAAGGCCGGCGGCCGACCGGCGGACATCCTGGCGGAAATGCTTGCCGATGAAGATCTCTTTGAGGGCGCGGTCGCGCCCCTGACGGCCGCGCTGGCGCGGCGGTTCTACAAGGGAGGGCGTGCAGCCCGGGCCGACCAGGTTGCCGAGCTCCTGACGCGCTACGCGGCCGAGGCGAGGCGCATCGGAACCACGGATGCCGCCTTGTTCTCGGAAACGCCCGGCCCGCTGGACGCGCTGAAGGCGATCGACAGCGAGGCCTTCGGTGACCTGGACACCATCGGCGCGGCGCCGGCCGAGCGCCCGCAACCGATCGCGGCCGCGGCGGATCCGGCCGACGACACCTTCCCCGACGGTGCGATGAGCGACGAGGCCGCGGCTGCGGATGCCGCCCTCGAGCAGGAATTCAACCGGCCCTTGTCGCGCCAGACCACTGATCCGGTGACCGAGCTGCGGCAGATGAAGGACGATCAGCCGGCCGACAGCCTGGATGATCTGTATCTTTTGGCTCCAGGCGCGAAGACGCAGCTTGACGAGCTGGGCGACCGCATCGCCGCCGATGCCGGCGCGACATTCACGGCAGCGGCACTGAAAGACATGGACACCGCCGCGGCCAAGATCGAGCGAAAACGCTACAGCAGCGTCCGCGAGCTGACTGATATTGTGCGCGGCGGGTTTCTGGTCAACACGGCCGAACAGGCCGACCAGGTTGTGCAGGGTCTGAAAGGCGGCGGTCGGATCCTTGATGAGGGTTGGACCCTGACCCCCGAGGGCTATGCCGATCGAAAGGTCTTGCTGCAGACCGAGAGCGGCCTGATCGCGGAAATCCAGATCTGGTCGCCCGAACTGCTGAAGGCGAAAAAGGCGACGGGCCACAAGCTCTACACGCGCGCGCGGTCTTCAAGCGATCCGGATGAAATCGAAGAGCTGACGCAGCAGATGCGTGCGCTTTATGCCGAGGCGCTGCGCCGCGAGGACCCGTCGATCGCGAAGCTCTTCGGCACCTCGAACGATCCGAACGCACCCGCGAACCTGTCGACCAGTGCGGCTTCCGACGGCAGTACCGATGCGGTGTGGGATACGTCGAGCGCGTCGACCGCTTCCCAGCTGCCGCCGGGCTCGAGAAGCGCCAGCGCCTCGCCCCGGGCGACTGAGAACAGCACCGCGGGCCGTCCGTCCCAATTGACGAATGTTCGATCTGACATGGGGGATACCTCCACCCCAGATATAGGGGATGATGCCGCGCCAGGCAATACAGACGGTTTCGACCTGGCCGACGATTTCGGCGACCTCGAGATAACGCTGGACGATGGGTCGCGCATGAGCGTGCGCGAAGCGCTGGACGACCTCGAGGCCGATGACGCCTTGCAGCGCGCGATCGACGGCTGCCCGATCGAAGGGACCGCCGATGGCTGACATGCGCAAATGCCTGACAGACGCGGTCGCCGCAGGGGATATCGACCAGGGCCGCGCGGATGCGGCCCGTGCGGAATACGAACGCCAGGTGGCCCACTACGAGCGATTTCTGCCGCGCCACCAGGCCGAGGCGGCCGCCGCTGCCGACCTGAAAGAGGCAACCAGACGGCAGCGGCGGTCGCGCAGGCACATGGTTCTGAACCAGCTGGGCAAGATGCGCGAGATCAAGGCGCGGCTCGAGACGACGCCGGACGTGGCGACGGCGCTCCTGGACATGTTCGAGACCGTGCCGGGATCGACTTACGAGGGGCAGAGCCTGCGGTTCCTGCAGGATGCCCTGCAGGCCCGGATCCGGGCCGATCTGCAGGACGGCCTGCGCGCCTACGGCCAGAACGTACTGGGCCGGTCCCGTGACCCGGTGATCCTGCGCAACGTGGTGCGCGAGCTCCACGGCCAAGACAGTGGCAGCGACATCGCGAAGGCCTACGCCGCATCTGTTCGCAAGGTTCAGGGCTGGCAGCGCCAGAAGATGAACGCACTCGGCGGCGACATCGGCGAGCTCGCCGATTACGGCCTTCGACATACGCACGACGCGCGCGCGATCGAGGATGCCGGTTTCGACGCCTGGGCGTCGCGGATCTTCGACAAGCTCGACTGGTCCCGGATCGACGATTTTTCCACGGGGCGGCCCTTTGCGCCCGAGGGCAAGACGCCGAGCAAGGCGGCCGCGCGGACGTTTCTCGAGGACGTGTATCGCGGGATCACCACGCGCGGATGGGACACCCGGGAACCGGCGATGACCTTCGGCGGGGCGGCCATGTATCGCAAGCGCGACGAGCCGCGCCGGCTGCATTTCCGCGACGGCGATGCCTGGTGGGACTACAACGCAGAGTTCGGCATGTCTGACCCGCTTTCGTCCATGTTGGGCCGACTGGACGTCCAGGCCCGGGACATCGCTCTGATGCAGGTGTTCGGGCCCAATCCGACCGCCGGGCTGGAGTTCGCGACGCAGGTGGCGACGCGCCGCGCAGAAGTGTCGGGCGACCGAAAGCTCAAAGAGCGGGTCGATAGCCGGGTGAAGCGAGCACGCACGCTGCTGGCCCACGCAACAGGCGCCGTCAACCAAACGGAGCGCGAAGGGTGGGCGCGGTTCTTTTCCGGGATCCGGCACCTGAACGTGGCGACCAAGCTGGGATCCGCAACCCTGTCGGCCGTCTCGGACCTGGCGACAATTACCACGGCGGCGACCGTCATGCGGGGCCATCCTGGCAACATGCTGTCGCGCGTGGTGGGGCAGGTGGCGTCATCCGCCGGCCGCGAGGATGCCCGGCGCATGGGGTTCGTGGCCGAGACGCTGATGTCGATCGCGTCGACCTCGGCGCGTCTGACGAACGACGTGGTGGCCAATGACACGCTGTCGCGCTTGTCTGGCTTCACCATCCGCGCCAGCGGGCTGGGTGTCTGGACAGATACTATGCGCCTGTCGGTGCAGATGGAGACGGCCGGCCACCTGGCCAGCCAGGCTGGTCTCGCGCTTGGCGATGTCGACGGCATGCTGCAGAACCTTCTGCGCCGGCACGGCATTACCGAGGCGGACTGGGATGCCCTGCGCGCGCCAGACGGCCGATATGTGACCGATGGCGGCGCCGACTTTATCTCGCCTTTCTGGTGGCTCGAGCACCAGACCGCGCTGCCCCGTCCCGAGGCCGAGGACCTGGCGCTGCGCTTGCAGTCCGCGCTGGCCGACCAGGTCGAGCTGTTCATCCCGTCGAAGCGGATGCGCGGCACGGCAGAATTTTTGGGCGATACTCGGCCGGGTTTCCTCGGCGGCGAGTTTCTGCGATCGACCGCCGGCTTCAAGAATTACGCGCTCAGCTTCACCATGGGGCAGATCGCGCTGTTCCAGGCGATCCCGACCCCGCTGGGCAAGGCGAAATACCTGGTGGTCATGGGCAGTTCCACCCTGGTCATGGGCGCCCTGGCGCTGCAGCTGAAGGAGCTGGCGAAGGGCAGGGATCCCCGACCCATGGACGAGGCCAAGTTCTGGCTGGCGGCCGAGATCCAGGCGGGTGGCCTCGGGATCTTCAGCGACTTCTTGTTCTCCGAGAAAAATCGCTTTGGCGGCGGGATCGAACAGACCCTTGCGGGCCCGGTTGCCGGGTTCGGTGGCGACGTGATCCGCCCGCTCGTGGCCAACACGACCGCCGCGATCGAGGGCCGCGAGACCTATTTCGGCCGCGATGCCGCGAATTTCCTGCGCTACAACACGCCGGTCGCCTCGAGCTTCTGGCCCACGCGCGTCGCGTTCGACCGCCTGGTCGCCGACCAGCTGCAGCTGATGCTGGATCCCGAAGCGCGTGACGCCTGGCGCCGCCAGGAACGCAATCGCGAGCGCACCTACGGGACCCGCACCTGGTGGGATCGTGGTGCCGCCGCACCCGATCGCGCCCCCGAATTGTCCAACGCCCTTGGAGATCTGCAATGACAGTGGACGTCGCAAATCCGCCGCCCGCCTATCCGGCCATCGCGTCCGCAGGGCCGTTCACCACGCAGAACGCCTACGACAGCGCCAGCGACCTGATCGTCACGGTGGAAGATGAAAACGGGATCACCGTGCTGGCGGCCGCGGACTATACCGTCTCGCCGGCCGGGCCGGCAGAGAATGGCAGCGTCACGCTGACCGCCACGGCGCTCCTGGCGCACGCGGGCAAAACCCTGCGCATCGATCGATCCACGGCAAAGCAACAAGGCTGGCTTGGGGCCGGCGTCCGCGAAAAGGGGCTGGAACGTCAGCTCGACCGCAACACGCTCGCCTTGCAGGACCTCGAGCGCAGCTTGGCCCGGGCGCCGAAGTTGCCCCTGGGCGAGGGCGATGGCAGCCCGCTCCGGATGCCGCTGCCCGTCGAGAACCAGGTTCTCATCGCCACGGCCGATGGCTGGAAGAACGGACCCACCGGCGAGCAGATCGAAACGGCCCAGGCCTCGGCCGTCGCCGCGGCCGCCAGTGCCTCGATCGGCAAGCCGTATGAAAGCCTGGCTGCGGCCCAGGCCGCCGTCATCCCGGCGCCGGTCCAGGTCATTTCCGTCCTGAATTTCGGGGTTGTGTGCAATTTCACTGTGACGTCGGGCGCGGGCACACTGACCACATCGGACGGGCGCAGCTGGGTGCCGGCGGATCGCTGGACCTTCGACCATGCCGGCATGGACCCGACCGGCGCGACGGACTGCCAGGCGAAGGCGCTGGCCTTCATCGAGGCGGCCGGCGGGCAGGAGATCCACGCCCGCCCCGGCGCGACTTACCGCATGGATAGCCGCCTGCTGCCGGACGTCGATTTCGTTACCTTCGTGTGGAACGGCGCGCGGCTGGACTTCTCCAATGTGGCGAACACCGACGCCGATCCGGGCGGTGTGCCGATGATCCTCTTCGCCGGCCGCGAGGACACTCCGGTCTCGATCGCATCGATCACCGAGACGCAGGTGGACGACGCAAAGACGCTCGTGACCGTCACCACCAGCACGGCCCACGGGCTGATCGAGGGCGACGTGGACATGATCGCGTCCGAGGATCCGCGCGACCTGGGCCACGACGCCACCAACGAAAAGCGCGGCCAGATGGTCACCGTGCGCGAGGTGCTGAGCGCCACCCAGTTCACGATCGAAGAGCCGCTCGAGCAGACGCTGCCGACGTCGCCCACGCTTCGAAAGATCCACTGGCGCCTCGGCATCAAGATGAAGGGGATGCTGTTCATCACCGGACCCGGTCGGCGCCCGCTGACGGCGGGTCTCGGCGGCATCGACTTCACATGGTGCATGCGGCCATCGATCGAGCAGCTGTCCACCGACCGCGTGGACTACCAGGCCCTTGTTTTCGACAACTGCTACGAGCCCGAGAGCGGGCCGCTGCACTGCGTTTTCGACAAGAAGGGCGCGTCGGAGGCTGTTCAGTATGGCCTCACGCCCAAGAACGGCACCACCAAGGGCCGGTTCGGCTTCGTCTCGGGCACCGGCGGCAAGCACCTGGCGGACTGGACCCGCAACGGCGCCCACGGCATCGGGCGTCATTGCATCTTCGAAGGCATTCGCGCGGTTCAAGCCTGGAACGCCGCCTTCGGGATGCACGGGAACGCGGTCGATTGCCTGGTGAAATTGATCCAGGCTGACAACTGCGAGTTCGCCATGGGCATCCGGGCGCCGGGCTGGCGCGTGGATCGCCTCGAGGCGCGGCATTGCGACAAGGCCCTCTTGATCAGCGAGAACCCGTTCGGCTGGGACATCGGGCTCATGTATCTGGAAGACTGCGGCTACGGTATGCACGCCACAGACGACCAATTCATCGGCGCGGTCGAGGCCGGCAACTTCCGGATCGGGCGGACCATCGCCTACCGCACCAAGTTCAACGTCATCTACGCCGACTTCCGCAACCTGCCGGTCTACACCGAGGTCGACGCCCCGGTGCTTGCCGGCAGCACCACCACCAGCATGGTGGTCGGCCAGTTCCCGGTGCCCTGGCACAACCAGGCCGGCGCCATGACCGGGGCGCCGTTGGCCTTCGATCCGGACGGCGCAGGGTCGGCGGTCGAGGTCAGGCGGATCGCCACGCACGACGTGGTGGATGGCAAGAACGTGCTGACCTGGACCACGCCCGTCGGCACCGCGCCTTTGGCTGGCTTGGCGACCTACACGCTGCGCACGGTGGTGAAGGGGCTCGATTTCCGCAACATCGACAGCCACGACTGCGCCAATGCCGACGTGGCGATCTACGGCAACGTGGTCACGCCGCTGATCGACAACGTCTATGCCACGTCGAACACCGTGAATGCGGCGCCGGTCATCCTGATCCAGGGCGACGCGGACACCTATTGCGAAGGCGCCACGCTGCGCAACATCCGCCGCTTCAACAAGGGCGACGTCAACGTGTCGCCGTTCAGCAAGGGCACCCGGATCGACAACACCTTCGTCGATCGCCAGAACCTCGAGGACTGGCTGGCGGCCGGCAACCAGCTGGTCGCGGAAGAGCGGGTCTTCGTCGACGGGGCCGAGCTGGTCGGCGCGGCCGGCGCCACCGATCTGCCGGCATTGCCCGGCCTGGTGCCGGCGCGCGACGCGTTCGACTTCAGCTATTTCGGGGTGCCGGTGAACGATGCCGGCACAGACAGCCAGCCGCGGATCGAGGAAGCGATCCTCTACGCGATCGAGAGCGGCAAGCGGCTCTACGCCAAGCCGGGGGCCTACTACCTCGGAACGACCGTCGAGGCGCCGCCCACGGCCGACATGCAGCTGTTCCTGGGCGGGGCCAAGTTCATCGCCCTCGAGGGCTGGGCGGCATCGAACACGCCCATGTTCGATTTCACCAGCATCGCCGGCGAGAACAAGACGTTCGAGATCTTCGGCGGCGTCTTCGACGCGCAGAACATGCCGCGCGGGAACCTGAACAGCAACGACATCATGCGCGTGTCTGTGGGCAGTTCGACCCGCCAGACCCTCATCAATGGCGCGTTCTTCTACCACGGCCCGGACTTCCGCGAGGGCAAGGCCGGCGGCGATTGCGGGCTGTTCATCCTGGGCGACAACGCCAAAATCGACGTGCGCGGGCAAGGGGCCCCCGACCAGGTCGTCTACTACACCGCGTCGAGCACGCCGGGCGCCGATCGCGGCCACACGGTTGAGATCAAGGCGCGGGGCCTGCGCTGCAACCGTGTCGCCGCCGTCAAGCGCGGCATGGAGCAGATCTTCGGCGACATCATTGCGCGCGAGTGCGTCGAGGGATGGAGCCCCGTGCCGGCGACCTTCCCGGGCAGCGGCTTCACCTACACGGCCGACCCGTCGGCCCGTGCCGTCCAGGCGCGGGTGAACGCCTGGCGCTGCCAATGGCCGGTCAAGAGCGCCGTCGAGGTGGGCGCGCAATACCAGATCATCGCCATGGAAAGCGGCCTTTACCTGCCGGCCGATGCCGATGCGGCGGTCTATGCGTCGGGCGAAGCCGGATCCCGCTTCGAGGGATCGGTGGGCTGCGGCGGCAGCATCACCGCCCACGGCTTCAACGAGGACCTGCAAGCGTATCGTCAGGGTCAGGGCTCCTGGGACCCGACCAAGTTTCGGGCGATCGAGTTCGACGAGCACGACGGCAACGACGAGAACGATGACCCGGTTGTCACGCCGGCGGAATACAACGATTTCCGGGTCCACTCGAACGGGCTCGATCGGGTCGTGTTCGAGCAGGGCAGCTGCGACAACAACCTGGTGCGGTTCAGCGGGTCGTCCTACGGGGTCACGGCCCCGAACAACAACAGCATCTTCGAGCGGATCCGCAGCTCCGGCGCCATGGACAGCGGCAGCGCGGCGAGCCCCGGCTCATACTTCAGCTCGGACACGGACACCGGCATCTATCTAGCCGGGGCGAACGAGCTGGGCATCGCGGCTGGCGGTTCCGCCGCAGTCACCTTCACCAGCACGCGGGCGACGTTCACCGCCTTCCCGCGGCCGCCGTCGCTGACCGTCGCGGAATTGCCGCCGGCGTCCTCGCCGGGCAACCGTGCCATCGCCTACGTGTCGGATGAATCCGGCGGCGCGGTCCTCGCTTTCTCGGACGGCACAAACTGGCGCCGCGTCACCGACCGCGCGGTGGTGTCGTGACCGGCAAATTGCGGAACAAGGGAGGGCTGTGATGTTCGACAAGCCCCACGAGTATTGGGCCGCCTTCGTCGGGATGCTGGTCTACATCTTCATGCGCGACCGCAAGACCGAGACGCTGGCCGCCAGCGTCGGCAAGACTATCGCCTCGGCCCTGCTGACCCTGGCCTTGTCGCCCACGGCCGCCGCCTACACGCGCGGCAATGAGATCCTGGCAGCGGTCGGGCTCATGGCCTTCATCCTCATCGCGCTCGACGTGGGCACGGCGCTCTTCAGCGACCGCGAGTTCGTCAAGGAGCTGATCCGCAAGAAATTCGGGGGCGGCAATGGACAAGACTAAGGCAGCAGTTCGCAAGTCGATGACCCCGTTTATCGCGGTGGCGATGATCGGGGCCTATGCCTGGTCCGAGCGCCTGCCGGAATACCGCTGGTATCGCGACCTGATGGACATGACGCCCTTCTCGCAAGTGTCCGTCTCGGCCCAGGAGGTCGGCCTGGGCGGGCTCATCGTTCAGGGCTGGATGCAGAAGCATCGCTGCCAGTTCGATCACCTGACGGCCTACGTGATCCGCGAAGACGGGTCGCGGGCCTGGGCGCCGCTCGACGCCACGCCCGAGCTGCCGATCTGGCGCGGCGGCAACCGCCCGCCATCCGACCGCCTCGAGACATGGGGGCCGTGGATCATCGTCCGCCCCGAAACCATCGAGCCGACCGGTTGGGAGATCCTGGTGACGCACACCGATTGCCCGCGCGGTCCGGCCCGCCAGACAAACACGTTCGCCGTCGGCGACTGGAGGGACCAATGAACACAACGATCATCCGCACGCTACAGGCTGCGCTGAACGAGCTTGGCTTCGACGCGGGGCCGGAGGACGGGATCCGCGGCCGGCGCACTCGGTCGGCCGAGACCGCATTCTGGGCGTCGCAGGGGGCGGATGACGCGGCGGGCGCCAGCGCGCCGGTGAGGTTCAAGGGTGCAGCCAGGCGCCTCGACGACATCGACCTTCCGCGGATCGGCGCGCGTATCGGCGTCGGCGAGGACCACCTGCATGCCGTCATGGACGTGGAGGCGCGCGGATCCGGGTTCGACAGCCAGGGCCGGGTCGCGATGCTGTTCGAGCCGCACATCTTCTACCGCGAGCTCGGGCCGGGCCCCGCCCGCGACCGTGCCGTCGCCCAGGGGCTGGCCTACCGCAGCTGGCGCCGCAACTATCCCGCCGACAGCTATCCGCGCCTCATGGCCGCCATGGAGATCGACGAGGACGCCGCGCTGCGATCCTGCAGCTGGGGCCTCGGCCAGATCATGGGCTTCAATTGCCAGATGGCCGGCTATCCCACCGCCCGGGCCATGGTCGAGCACTTCGCCGAGGACGAGGAACACCACCTGAACGCCATGGTCTCCTACATCATCGCGGCCGGCCTAGACGACGAGCTGCGCCGCGGCGACTGGCGCGGGTTCGCCCGGGGCTACAACGGTCCCGGCTACGCTACGCACAACTATCACGGCCGCTTGGAGAAGGCCTTCCTAAAGTGGGACGCGATCCCCGACACCCCTTTCCACCCCGCGCAGGAGGCAGCGGCATGAATATCGGACAGACGATTTCGAACGCGATCCGGCAGCATGCGCCCACGGTGGCCGGCGCTGTCCTGTCAGAGCTGCCCGGCGGCAAGATCATCCGTGAGGTATCTCGCCAGGTGCTCGGCCGAGAGGACGCGCCGGAGGCGGTTCTGGCCGACGCGTTGCGCAACCCCACGCCCGAAGCCATGCAGGCTCTGCGCGCGCTCGAGGCGGAGTATACCGCCAGGCTGCGCGTCGAAGCCGAGGACCGTGCCGACGCGCGGCGCGCGGCGCAGGGCGAGCTGTTCCCGGTGATCCTGGCGAGCGCGATCATCCTGGGCTTTTTCGGAGTCCTAGCGGCCATGATGTTCGTCGAGCCGCCCGAGGGGGTCCGCGAGGTGCTGCTGACCCTTACGGGGCTGCTGGGCGGCGCCGTATCGAGTGTCGTGGCCTTCTACTTCGGATCATCGTCAGGGTCGAAGGCGAAGACGGCTATCCTTGGGCGGAAGGGGTGAGCGGGATCTGCTGCTGAAAATGAATGAGACGGGCATGCTAGGGCAGAGGCAGTTCGATCACTGTGTCTAGTAAGCGAACGCCGGGCATTTTTTTGTGAGACCATACCTTTGCTCCTGGCCGCGGCTCCTGCCAGAGCGACCGGATCGTGTACCTGCCGCCGCCGATCCCGGTCGAGACACTAACGCCCTGTCCAATCAGTAATCGCGAGGCGCGGACCTACCGAGTTCTCGCCGTGCTGGCGACCGAGCATCTGGCCAATGCCCAATGCGCAAACGGAAAGATATTGGCTATCACTGAGACACTGAACCTCGACGGGAGTTACGGCGGCATCTAGGTGAACAACCCTTAGAGCCATGAAAGTATTTGATATGACATGAAAACGAATTGCGATTAAGGGGCGATGAAATTGTTCTAGCCAAAGCGCATCTTCGAGCGCGCTCGATTATCAATTTGGAAATCTTTGCTTCCACCCGCTCCACTTAAACTCAGAGTAAACTCCCAATAATGCGTTCAGCATCACATGGACAGTTTCGGCTGAAATCTCAATCGCACCGTAGTGGCCATCGGCCATCGTTACCCCAAATTTATTATCCATTAGGCCAGCGGATACAAAAACCTTGCCTTCGATGGCCATCTTGCCTGTGTCCACTTTCTTCAGATCGATTTTCTTTTGTCTAGCCATGCCTTTAGAGCGATCTTCGGCGTGTTGAATGGAATTTCGCACCTCCTTAAGATCGGGAAGCGCCTTGTAGAATGTTTTTTCAATTTCGGAAATACCCTTCGGTGCTGCAGAGTCCTGAGCAATATCGCGCAAGAATTTGCCGAATATATCGAGTGTATGAATAAAAGCCTTAGCGATTATAAACGGTTCAATGCTGATGAGGCTTGATGGAAGATAGCCGCTAGCCCACATCTTGTGGCGCACAACATCTTCTACATGAGCGCGGCGTCGATCGTATTCCTGATAGTAGTCACTCGATTTTGTATCCGTTGGGAAGATGCCGTCTGCATATAATTCCTCCTCGGTTTCGCGTGAAATTTTCAGTCTCATTTCAAATTCAGCAAGCTTGTCGTCAAACTCCGGTCGACTCCTCTCCATGGATTTTTCGAACATATTAAGTGCAGCATTAGCCTCTTGAATGCAGCCCTCAAGCATTCTTACTTGATTGCCTATGCGTCGGGAATCTTCTATTTTGAGATCGTCGATCGTCATTCCTGGCTTAGACCATTCCACTATAATCAAGACTTTTTTCTCCAAACGTGTATTTGCGAAAGGCTGACTGGGGGGAATCATGCTACTATATGAAGAAGGTCGAAATTTCTGACACCCACTTAGTGGCTCTTCCGGCTTTACCAAAATCTCTTGAATTCACAGGTTCGACATCGAAACTTTCTTTAGCGATACTCTATCAGGACCGTCCAAGGCGAGTGCTCAGACCCTATAGCAATGACAACAGTCCTGGTTCTGCTGTCAAGTTTGGGCTGTCTGTTGCTGACCGCTAAACAACTCTATCTCTTTGAAATTGTTTGGCGTGGGATATCCTCCGAAAAGTGTTAACCTTCTGATTTGGAACAATTTTATTTTGACTGTTAATCAATTGGTCGTAGGTTCGATCCCTACCGCCGGAGCCATAAAAAGCTCTCTAGGTCAAAGACTTAGAGGGCTTTTTTGTTTTTTACCGTGCTCGAGAATTTAGCTGGGGTAACGTC